GATGCCACAACCTGAATAAGTTCAGATTTTGGTGTTTCAGTATGCTGGCGGTGTATCTGATCGATAAGACCTGTAGCATATTCACATGTTAAAAGAGTGCTGAGTAAAACTTCCATAAGGATGAACGCTCCGTTCCGAGTCGGCTTACTTGCGTCCCCTGTCGAAGGGGGATGAACGATTGTGCTAATACTAACACATTTCAATTATTTAGTCAAGTTAATATGTAAATTTGTTACATCGACCCTACAGAGCAAAAAAATACCCCGATTTTTTGTCGGGATATAATGGAATTGAAAGTTGAATTTCGTTTCACTCGTACTTATACACATCACAATACCTATCCACATCAGGCTTACGTATCAAATTAAAAGCAATAGAAATTCTTTCATCATCACTCTTATTAGATGTTACTTCATGTTGCAACCAAGAAGGAAAGTAATATATCAAATCGTCTTCTGGTATTAACTCAACACTTCTATCATATTGATAATATCTAGCATCTGCCATTGAATGTATAACCTCAGATCTAGGATCATGGAATTTAATATTCCCAGAATTTTCTGGCACAGAGACATAATAGCACCCAGATAAAAGAATTATACCATCTGTATGATCATGTCTAGCATTATAAGATCCACTATTATTAATATTAACCCAAGTATGAAGATGTAACTTACCCAAATCCCCTAAATCAGAATGAGTAGGTACATTATTTTTTATAGCATCAGTTAATAATGGATAATTAAAACCATGTGCCTGATATCCACCATCTCTATTAGTGAAATCAACAGATTCATTTTCTTCACTAAATTCTTTAATAGCAGATAACAAAGCATCTTTATCCAACTCCAAATGAGTTTCCCATACAAAAGTTGGAAAAAGAGGATGCAATTGAGACATTTTTTACTTTCTTCTTTTCTTCTTCCCTGTTTGCTTATTTCGATATCCCCACAACTTTGGACTTATATTTCCTTGACCATACTTAATGTCCCTTAAACCTTGCTTGAATTTATCATAATACATATCAAACAAATTAGTCTTAGTTCCTCTAGTTAAATCATATTTAACCTGATCATCTAAAGTATAAGTTACAATATATGCATCTGTAGGTACATCTTGTGCAGAAACATCTTGAAGAGATCCATTCTCAACTAACATTTCACAACCATATTGAGATTTAATCTTACTTTTTTCTTCAGTAGTCCAAATCTCTTCTTTCTTTACAGGTTTTTTTAACTCTGCAGTTTCTGTAGTTTCTGTAGTTTCTTTACTCATCCTCTTCCTCCCCATGTAATATCAGGAAATGCTTCAGATACATTTTCCTTTGTAATCTTGTACTTATCACCCAATCTTCCATCCTTAACTAAAATAAGAATTTCTGCCTCTAATGGATGTAACCCTTGAAGTATGTTAATAAACATAGATTCTCTACGAAGAGAACTCATACCAGGATTACCACCCTTTAAAAAGTTATAAAACTTTTGAAATTCTTTACGAATAGATGTCTGACCCTGATCTTGAGATCCAAGAGAAGCACTTCCCATTTCGGACATTTTACCAACAGCATCATCTATCTTACCTGATAATGAACCTGATTGGATTTCATCTTCTATATTACTACCATAAGGAACTTCTCCCTCTGGTAAAAGAGTTTCGATTGTTTCATCAAAATTCCATATAAACACTGCCTTTAAAGAAGGATCACCATATCTTTGGAGAACTTCTATCTTCTTTGCATTGCTTTTCATTTTAGAAGCAGCATTAAGAACCTCATATGCAAAAGGATTCCTTGGTAAATCAGGAACCTGTTGCGGTGCTGCTTTAGGTTTTGTTGCAGTAACCTTTTTAGTTGTTGCTGCTTTCTTTCTAGTCGTCGTCTTCTTCGTTGTTGTCATAATTTTCAAATCTAAATGCTACAATTTCGTCGGGAAGTAAATTACCATTTCCATCGAACATCTCAGGATGTACTTTAACATCATGATAGTTCATAAAGTATTCTCTGGCAACCCATCCACCAATCGCTCCTACTATGAGAAACAGTATCGTTAGAAAAGACCCGAAAACTAAACTTATCGCTAACATCTGTCTGCCCCCTATGGTAAGTATGGTGATATGTAATGGTTTACTTTTCTTTTTACCTCCTGTTAGAATGAATTCAAAACCACGATCAATATCATAATCTGGTTTATTTATAGGTTTCTTAGACGATTTTATTTTCTCTAAGAAATTTGACAGTTTCTGTACAACCCCCAACTTTATGCCTTTCTCCTGTGTCATCGCAGACTACTTGAGGAAATGTTGATCCTTGACCAAACTCAGCATAAAAATCTTCTCGTGTAAAATCATCCTCTAGATTATACACAACATGCTCTAGTTTTGTCAACCTCATCACTTCTTTTACTTTCTCACAATATGGACAACCTTCCCTACTATAAATCGTAAAATTCATTTTCGATATTAGTTTTAAAAAATTATTTAGTAGTTATTATAACACATTATTGGTGATTGTTTGGAAATGATCTTCCACCATACCATATAATTCTTACTACACCTTGTCCACCACCGCCACCTTGTCCTCTATTAATAGTCAGTCCTAAATGTCTAGCCACAAATTATATTGAGTTAGACGCAAAGTATCCTTCTGCTGATACTTGTCTTGATCTCTTAGTAGTTGCTGTTGCAGTAGGAATATAATTTGTAGTATCATTACCAGCTTCAATATTATCAGTAAGTAATCTACCTAAAACAGTGTCGGATGTAAGAACGTTTGTAGATCCAATTGAAATGTGAGCAGATCCATCTACTATCTCAAATATTCCAGTAGATAAGGTAATACCATTACTAAAATCAAATCTACCTGAAGAATTTTTCCATAGTATAGATTTGTCAGTACTTCCTTTAATAATAATTCCACCATTATTAGCAACCTCATCTGAAGGTGCTGATATATTGAATGTTGCAACACCAGATCCATTACCAGAAACCGTTTGATTTATAGTAACAGTTGAAGAAGCTATCGATACAACCGTTGGTGACCCACCAATATTTATTCCACTAGGAAGACTTGTTGGAGTAATAACGATATCCTTTGCTAGGTTATCTGTAGGTAAAACATTAGTAATAACATTTGATCCAGCAGATACATTTCCAGTAAAAGATCCTGTTGTAGTATTACCTAAAACAATATCAATAGATTTCGTTGTTAATGTAGAGGATTGTATATCAGTAGTATCACCTTTGATAGTAAAATCACCCGTGAATGTAGATATTCCTATTGATCTTACATTTCTAACATTATCAATATCTTCATTATAATTTACACTCTTAATCTTTGCATCGCCTGTGATTATTGCATCACCAACTACATCTAATTTTACAGTAGCAGATCTTCCTATACCAATATTACCATCAAACCTAGAGTTACCAAGAACAACAAAATCATCACTCGTAGGTAATCCACTTACTTCATAGAATAATTTACCATGACAAAGAAATGTTACCTGTGATTTAGGATTAGAAAATCCAATTAAAGACTGTCCTTCCCCTAATTTAATATCAGGTCTAGTATATGTTTGACCTGGTCCTATTTTAAAACCAAAGTCCAAATATTCTGTGGAATCAAAAAGTGCTAGATTGCCATTTGAAAGACCAAGTTTTACTGTTGCTACATCTGGTCCTATATTACAAATAGAAACTGTCACTTTAGATTGAGATCCTACAGGGGCAGTAAATAATGCTTGTTTTGTTGCACCAGTAGATAAAGTATGACTTAATACACCCGATCTTACAGGGTTTATAACATCATTAGTAGTTTCACCGTAAAATAAAAAGTTTACATCAGGTTCGGTTGATCTTATAACTAAATCTTGTCCAGCACCTAAATAAAGATTCTCAGTTTCTATTACTTCACCATACTTAATATATCTATTGTACTCAAAATACTTTACGTCACCAGTACCGTCTTTATATCCAATCTGTATCCTAGATGGATTATAATTCTTACTACCAACGGTTATCTTACCTACAGTTAACTTATCAGTATCTCCAGTATGAAGAGTAGTAACTGTTCCAGTTTGTGGTATAATGCTGTTTAACAGTCCAAATGCCATTTAAACACACAATAATTTTAAATATTTATAATGATTATACTAACAGGGTCAAAAGGATTTATAGGTCAGAACTTTCTTAAGTATCTAATAGAGCATTCGGATGAAGAGATCGTCACGGTTGATGAGCATGACTGTTGGGATTGGATAGCATACTTTAAGGACTGGGATAAAGTATCCCTTATACTACACCAAGGAGCGATCTCAGCAACGACAGAAACAGATATAGATAAACTCCATAGAACTAATGT